GCGCAGTCGGGATGTCCGTACGCTGATGCATTCACACACAACGACATCAAAAATTTATTAAGTTCTGATAAATGGACTGTAGAAAGATTGCGCCAGAGCCATTGCTTTATGTATAATGTAGAAGAATATAAAAAAGGCAACTATGTATTAGAACCATGGTTTGAAGCCATGCCCGAAGATGTTCGCGATGCAGTAAAAGAATATCTTGGGTGGCATTTACTTGTAAAGGCAAAACGTATATGAAGAAAATTTATGTAAGTCACGACGATGTACAACGTATGACAGGTGATATCCTGCGTCAACTACATGTAGATGGCTGGCGCCCGGATGCTATTGTTGGTATTACCCGTGGCGGACTTACTCCTGCTGTGTTGCTCAGTCAGTACCTTAATGTACCTATGTACACACTGGATGTACGTTTACGAGACAGTACCGGGGAAATGGGCCCAGAAAGTAATCTGTGGTTAGCAGAATGGGCATTTGGATATGTCCCCGAAGAAGAGCGAGCTACAATTGGTGCTCGCTGGGATCCGCACTACCGCAAAAACATTCTTATTGTAGATGACATCAATGATTCCGGTGATACTATTAACTGGATTGTAGACGATTGGCCCAGTGGTTGCTTTCCAAACGAAAAAGAAGTATGGGATGGTATTGTGTGGGGCGGTACTACACGTTTTGCCGTTTTGTACGACAATCTTGCTAGTGATGCTATACTAAGTCCTACATACAGTAGTCAAGAGATTAATAAAACAGAGGATCCAAGTTGGATTGTGTTTCCCTGGGAAGAATGGTGGAGACGCTGGAATCCAAATGAGGAAGTAATCAAGTAATGCAAAAGATTAAAACAGCAGAAATATTTTATAGCTTGCAAGGCGAAGGCAAATGGGCAGGAGTACCCAGTGTGTTCCTGCGCACCTTTGGTTGTAACTTTCAGTGTAGAGGTTTTGGTTTACCACGTGGTGAGGAAACTGAAGAGCCCGAACTGATTGCCAAGGATGTAGACAAGTACAAAGTGTACGAGGACTTACCACTTGCTGAGTTTGGATGTGATAGTTATGCCAGCTGGCATCCAAAGTTCAAGAAGTTTTCGCCAGTGATGACCACACAAGAGATCAACGAACGGGCAATGGAACTAATGCCCACGCAGGGTATTGATCGCTGGAAGGACACACATCTAGTGATCACAGGCGGCGAGCCACTACTAGGTTGGCAACGTGCCTATCCAGAGCTTATTGAACAAGCAAGAACGTTTGGATTAAAAGATATTACATTCGAAACAAATGGCACACAAGAATTACATGATGATTTCCGTGATTACTTGTTTGAAGACTTTACACGTTCAGGACGTGATTACGAACGTCTAACCTGGAGCATCAGTGCTAAACTGCCTTGCTCGGGAGAACGTTGGGAAGACGCTATCAAGCCCGATGTAGTGAAGAGCTACGAAATGATAGGCTTTGCATATCTTAAATTTGTAGTAGGCACAGAAGATGATGTAGCAGATGTTGATCGTGCAGTACAAGAATACCGAGATGCAGGTTTTGGTGGCCCAGTATATCTTATGCCAGTAGGCGGCGATCCAGGTATATACCATATGCACACCGATCAAGTAGCCGAACTGGCTATGAAGAAGGGCTATAGATATAGCCCTCGACTACAAGTAGATATATGGAAGAACGCATGGGGAACCTAGCAGATCAAATTACTGACTGGATTAAAGAATATGCTGTAAAACACGGCTTAGACTCATTGTGCGTGGGTGTAAGCGGTGGTATAGACAGTGCTGTGGTAAGCACACTGTGTGCTAAAACAGGACTAAACACTCATGTTGTAAGCATGCCAATTAGACAAAAAGCAGATCAACACACACTCAGTGTTGATCACTGCATCAGTTTGTTGGAAAAATACACTAATGTGCATTGGGAAACACACAACTTAACCAACGCATTTGAAAGTTTTGAAAACATGTTTCCTAATGCTGATGGTCTAACAATGGCAAATACTCGCAGTAGATTGCGTATGGTTACTCTATATGCAATAGCACAAAGCAATCGAGGTATTGTAGTCGGTACAGGAAACAAAGTTGAAGACTTTGGCGTAGGCTTTTACACCAAGTATGGCGACGGAGGAGTTGACATTTCTCCTATTGCTGACCTGACTAAAACAGAAGTATGGCAATTAGGTGCAGAACTGGGTGTAGATCAACGTATTATCGATGCTGCTCCTACCGATGGATTGTGGGATGACGGTCGAGTAGATCAAGATCAACTAGGCGGACTAACCTATGCTCAACTAGAACATGCAATGTATTTGGATCATATGTTAGAAACCACTGCTAACAGTGCCGAACCATTTACAGCACTAGATGCACACGAAACAAGACTACTAGAAACATATCGCAAAATCCGCAAGCCTAATTTGCATAAGATGATGCCAATACCGGTTTTTAAAAAATGAGCACAACCAAAACATTTTACTTAGACCCGGACCCAGGCGCTCGCGAACATTCGTACACTGTGAGCAGATTAGATGGCGGCTGGCGTAGAGTGTTTCCTCCAGACTATGTAATTATACTTAAACCAATTGCAGAAACACTGGCAATGTTAGATGGTAACGCATTTTTTGGGCCAGATTGGGAAAGTTGGATCAACTACTTACCAGAAGCAGATGCAGTATATAGAACAAACGGTGAACCAGAAAATCTCAGCTGGTTAGAACATTACTGTCACGAAGATCCTACCCTACAAGATGCTTGGAATAAGTATCAAATGCTATTAGAATTAAAGAGAGAAGAATGAAAATACTGTTATTTGGATTACCCGGAAGTGGAAAAACTACACTGGCTAAACCTCTGGCTGAACTACTAGGAGCAGTACACATCAATGCAGATGCTGTTCGAGAAGAATACAACGACTGGGACTTTTCTCCTGAAGGACGTATGCGACAAGCGTTGCGTATGAAATATCTAGCAGATGGTATTGTTAAGGCAGGTAAGATCTGTGTGGCAGATTTTGTTGCACCTGTTCCACAAGCAAGAGACGAGTTCGATGCTGACTTTACAGTATGGATGGATACTATCCAAGAAGGCAGATTTGAAGACACAAATGCAATGTTTGTAAAGCCAGAATCGGTAGATTATCACGTCAGCGAATGGTTCAACGACACACATATTGTATTAGTAGAAGTAATTAAAAAGTATATGGAACGAGGCTATCATAACATTTGACAGAAGTAAGCCACAAAAGACATTTAGCAAAAGCAATCACATGGCGTATTATTGCAAGCCTTACTACAGCACTAATTGCATTTGCATTCGGATTACCGCCTAAAGCAGTCGGCGGAGTATTCCTTGCAGATTTAATTATTAAATTTGTTTTATACTATGCTCATGAACGTGCATGGTACAAGTACAGTAAATTTGGAGTAAAAAATGTTTGATTGGAAAAAACCTACAACACAAATGCTAGGCAGGTGGCAACCTTGGCACGATGGTCACACTGCACTGTTTGAAAAAGCACTAGCAGAAACAGGACAAGTTGTTATCATGATACGAGACGTGGGCGGCATCGTAGGCGAAGATGCAGGCGGCGGACGGACCGTTGCTCAAAATGACAACCCTTTTGATGTGAACGACGTAAAGAAAAACATCTGTGCTGGATTGTTACAAGCTGGTTATGAATATGGGGACAAGTATACAATCATGGAAGTGCCTAATATTGTCGATATTAGTTACGGTCGTGGTGTTGGGTATACTTTTACACAGCACGACCTAGGCGAAGATATACACAATATCTCAGCTACAAAGATTCGTGCTAAAATGAGAGAAGAGGGCAAACTATAATGTTTGAAAAATTGTTTGGTAAAAAGAAAAAACCAGAGCCAAAAGCCGTTCCTAAACCTAAAAAGAAAAGTGAAAAAGAAATAGCAAACGAAAAGGGCGATCCTTACGTTGCTATTTTAAGCATGGATGTCGATCCCGAAAACTTAAATGAAGGAGCATTCGAACTTGACTGGAATGATAAATTCATTGCTAATTTACGCAGAGCAGGATACCAAGGCAAAGAAGATGCTGACTTGGTTGACCAATGGTTTCAGAATGTTTGTCGTAATGTTGTACTAGAAACATTCGAACAAGAACAAGCAATGAATATGAGTCGATTTACTAATAGTAGAGACTTAGGCGACGGTAGGACCGAAGTAAGTTGATACTTTACGTTAACGGAGATAGTCACACAGCTGCCGCAGAAGCAGTAAACAATCATAGTTTTGCAGAAGATGATAACAATTATTGGCATTTGAAAAGACGTCCTCACCCTGATAATCTTGCTGTAAGCTGGGGGAAACTCTTATCTTCGCGATTAAAATCTAGTTTCCATCACGATGCAGAAAGTGCTAGTTCAAACGATCGCATTATTCGTACTACCAAACAGTGGATCGAATCTAACCAAAAAGAATTGTATAGAACAATAATGGTTATTCAGTGGAGCACCTGGGAACGTGAAGAATGGTTAATCGACGACAAATATTATCAAGTTAATGCAAGTGGTATTGACATAGTACCCGAAAGCCATCAACAACAGTACAAAGAATATGTGGCTAATATCAACTGGAAGCAAAAAACCGAAGACGCACATTTAAAAATCTGGAACTTTCATTTATGGTTACAATCCCGAAACATAAAACATGTGTTCTTTAATGGCAACAACAGTTTTGAAAAAATTGTAAACCAGCAGGATTGGGGTACAAGTTACATAAGACCTTACGATCCTGCTAATACATATGATGCAATCTTGAAAGAAAAGTACGACACAGTGAGTCCTGTTAGTTATCACTACGGTGCAGAAGCACATCGCCATTGGGCAAATTATATTTTACATTATCTACTTGACAACAAACTAGTATAATCATATACTAATAGTATGAAATATCTAATTATAGACACAGCAAATACATTTTTTCGTGCCCGACATGTAGCGTTTCGTGCTAGTGATAGTTGGGAAAAAGTTGGCTATGCATTGCACATCACACTTAGTGCAATTAACAAAGTGTATCAACAATTTGATGCTGATCATGTTGTATTCATGCTTGAAGGTCGAAGTTGGCGAAAAGATTTTTATGAACCCTATAAAAAGAATCGTGCTGTAAAACGTGCAGCTCTTACTGAAAGTGAACAAGAAGAGGAACAACTTTTTTGGGAGACCTTTGATGCGTTTACTAAATATTTGCAGGAGCAGACCAATTGCAGTGTAATCCGTGAACCGAATGCAGAAGCAGACGATCTGATTGCAAGATGGATTTATCTTCATCCAGAAGATGAACACACTATTATTAGTAGCGATACAGATTTTGTTCAACTTATTGCAGAGAATGTACAACAATACAACGGCATCACTGATGAATTGATCACAAGTAAAGGTATCTTTGACAGCAAAGGAAAGCCTGTGTTGGACAAAAAAACAAAAGAGCCAAAAGCGATCCCAGATCCAGAATGGCTGTTGTTTGAAAAGTGCATGAGAGGCGATAGCACAGACAATGTGTTTAGTGCTTATCCAGGTGTGCGTAAAAAAGGTACAAAGAACAAAGTAGGTTTATTAGAAGCATACGCAGATCGAAACACAAAAGGATATAATTGGAATAACCTGATGTTACAACGTTGGACAGATCATAACGGTGAAGAACATCGTGTACTAGATGATTATACTCGTAATCGTCATCTAATCGATTTGCAAGCTCAACCCGACGGTGTTAAGACAGCGGTTGATAATGCAATAAAAGAACAAACTAGCCACAAAGATATTGGACAAGTTGGTGTAAGATTCATGAAATTTTGCGGTAAATACGATTTGAACCGCATAAGTGAACAGGCAACCCAATATGGAAAATGGTTAAATCGAACATACCAAGGAACACTAGATGATCACAGCTAAACCAATAATCAAAAACAAATTTTGGATTCTTCAAGACGACAACGGAAAAGTAGGAACTGTTGAAAAAAGTCAACAAGGTTTCTTACTTCGAGCAAACGGATTCGCTGAAGAATTTAAAACAATCAAAACAATTAAAAATAAAACAAAAATTGTTTTCGAAGATGCAGTTAAGCAGAAAGAAACTTTTGAAAATCAAGTCAATGGCTTTCCAACAGATAGTAAACCGTTTAATGCTGTATACAATGTAAAAGATAGACTTCCTATCTTTACTAAAGAAGATAAAAGTAAAAGTTGGTATGCAGCTGGATACTATCGGGTCACAGTTAATGGTAAAACAGAAACTATGTTTTGCCCGAAACTGATTTTGTTACAACGTTACGATTACATCGGGCCAGTGAAAACTCGCGACGGATTTGAATACAAGTAATGAGCGGATTGTATATACGCAAATTTATTGATCGTTTACAACAATGCGAACTAAAGGGGCAGAAGGATTTCTCCGGACCTATTGCAGACCCCAAAAATTTACACAACGACATCACCCGACTGTTACTAGATCTAGAAGCAGTTAAAAACAATACTCATTCAGAACAAATAGTACAAGTGGAGCTAGGTGGCGGGGACTTTTAGTTAACGGCGCAGTTTATTGATAAATAAACACATGAGTAGACCCAAGCCAAAAGTGCTAGTTGAACTAACCGACAAAGCAACATACAAAACAGAACAGGTTCTAGCCAGTGAAGGTATATGGGCTGTATTTTTTGACGGCGCTCCTATCAATCTAAAAACTTCAAACTACTTGGTTCAGTACCCAGGACCAAAATACAAGAAAGTAAGTTTTTCAAATCCCGGACATGCTATCAATCTTGCAAAAAAACTTAATCAGCAGTTTAAAACAAACAAATTTAGCGTTGTTTTATTAAAGGAAGGGGAGACTATCTACCCCGATGCCAAATAAACTTCATATTACAGAAGAATTATTGGGCTATCTTCCAGAAGAAGAAAAAATCACTATTGAACAAGCTATGGTTACCTGGTGGTTTAATCTACGTGACGAAGGAGGACTGCGTTTAACTAACACAGGCTATGTTACTCTTAAAAAATCAATCAAACTAGAAACTTGGCGTTTCGAATTAAACAAACCTAGAGCTAATAAAAACAAACGCCTCATACTTGCTCTAGATAGAAAACTTAAATGGCCATACTATTTAGAAAAGTCTTGGGTAGACTTTTTTAACAGCAAAGAGGCTATGATGGCTCGGATGTATCCAAACTTGGAAAGTTTTCTTGAACTGTATTAACAAAACGTTCAACAAGTGTGTCAGGTAATTTCAACACAGTTTCTAAATTGTTTTGAAGTCGCTGTTCTACATCAGGCACAGGAATTTTACCTGTAATTAACTTCCTGTTAAAATCAAGTGCATTACGCCATCTGTTAGTATCAGTTTGATGATCGTAACTGGTATCTACAATGTCACGAAACATATCAAATCCTAAACTTTCACAATCATCTACAATTCCTTTATATCCAATTACAATGGGTACTTGTTGTGCTAAAAATGCAAACAATGTTTTTTCACTAATAATTCCCGGGCATTCTGTGTACTGTGTTTCAGTGACAATGTTTATACTGGTATTGCTGTAAACATACTGCAATCTATACCAATTGGTTTCGTTTTCGCAACCAAAATAAGTGCTGTAATCATATTCAGGAAGAGTTATTCTGTCTCCCAAACTTATAAATTTGCCAACAATGTCGTAATGTTTTTGCAAATGATCAACAACTCGAACTCTGTGTCGTCTTGGTATTCCGTTCAGACATTGATATATCTTTGTACGAGGTTTGTTGAAATTGCCACTCCAATTTGACTTTTCTTCTCTTAAATTTAACAGTAATTCGTAACTGTGTGTTGGAAAATGTATTAACCGCAAAGGACCAGTATACACTTTGTGTAAATTTAAATTCCAATGTATTACTACCACCTGATTAGATCTTTTGCCAAAGTGATCTTCGATTAGTTGTAATTCTGGTGATATATCATTTTTAATACTTACAAAGTCTTGACAGTGCATCACCACTAGTGTACGATCCGTCCAATTTACTTCAGGAAAGTTTATCGGCCAGCATTGCTGATCATAGTTGTTGATCAAACAACTGGGTTGATACACAACATCATACCCGAGATTTCTAAAAGAGTTTGTAAAAAGTTCGTTGTAATGGATTGACATCTTGCTTTAATTTGTTATAATAATATAGTTATCAATGGAGAAACAGTATGTACGAATATGTAGATCTTTATGTAAATGCTGCTATCGAAGGGCAAATTGATGGTGTACCTGAAGACATGATATTGCCAATGGAACTACATTTAATGGAGTGCATTGCTGTTAAAACCGCAGGTGATGAACACCTCGTGGTATGGGAAGCATCGGAGGAATTACATTGAACGACTGGGACGTTGTTGCCGTTTATATGGCAAAAGGGTTTCTTTTAATAGTACTTCTAATAGGTTTATCAGGTTTATTAACAGGATGCCAACACATTACAAAAAAGTATGAGTTTAGTAACTCGACTCAGCAAGAACGTGCGGCATCTGCTCGTGCAATCGCACTGCAAGAATTATTAAAAGTCAAGGGAGATATGTACTAATGGCATTTGAATGGCATAGAATCCACAAGTGGGAAGAAAACATTGAGCGTGAAGTTACAGATGCAGTTGAAGAGCAAGTAACAGAACAATACGGTGTAGACAGCGTAGCAGACTTAACTGAAGAACAAATTGACGAGGTTATTGCCTGGCGAGATGAACATGTTAGCGAATACAGCCCAATGTATATTGGTTTTACAAATCTGTATAATACATGGGAAAACGACACCTGGGAGGGACAAGAATGAAGTTCGCAGAAAAATATTTTCACACAGTAGTAATTGCTGTGTGTGCAAGTTTTTTAAGCAGTTTGGCGTTTGCTGAATCAAATGTAATGGGGCAAACCCGTGACGTATATAAAACAGTGATTCAACAAAAGCCCTACACTGTCGAAGTGTGCAAGCAGGTACAAGTGCCTGGCGACAAAACTGCTGACACAGTTGTTGGTGCAATCTTAGGCGGTGTTGTAGGGCATCAGATTGATCACAAAGACGGTGCTAAGATTGGTGGTGTGCTCGGTGGCATTATTGGTAATCAAAATTCAGATGCTGTAGGCGGCATACAAACACAGTGTCAAACCGAAACACGTTACGAAGAAGAAACTGTTGAGATATACAGCCACAGTGTTATCACTTTCTGGGACAACGGTCGCGAATATCGAGTTAAATTTCAACGGTAAAGGCTATGGATTTAGAATATAAAAATCTTGCAGAGTGGGGGAAACTCCACCGCAAACTTAAAAACAATCGCAATAGTTGGTGGACAAAGCCTAGTCAAGACGAAGTCGATGGCTGGAAGTTGCAGATGTTTACTGTAGAAAAAGAAGCCAAACAAGAAAGTGCTAGAAACCTTGACCGCATGAAAGAAAAGGCACAAGAAATAGAAGCACCTGTTCTGGTTGTTAAAGCAGACAACGTTCAATTTATTGGTACCGAATATGCAGTTCCAACAACCAGTTTAGTAAGTGAAGATTGGATGAACGGTATCAATGAATTTTTTGATAGCAAGAACTACTACTACAGCAAACCGTTTTGGACACATCACGAAAGCAGTCAAGATACACATGCATTTAGTTTGTACGGCTACGGTAGTGATGCACTATTTGCTCGAAGTCCACAAACAGGATTTTACCTTGTAGAAGAGGATCGTAAAGTAACTGATCGTCGAGAACAAATTCAACTGCTTTGGAATCTCGGTTTTGTTGCCCGTCGCGGACGTCCTGTAAGTGTAGGATGGGAAAGACACAGCGGTAGTCCCGAAGAAGTTGCCATGATAACACGACAAGCAAACGACATGTGGCACCGTCGAGGTCATTCAGAGGTTGCAGATAAGATCTGTAGCATATATACTAGTATTAATAGATATTATGCTTGGCCCGGAAGTTGGTAATGAAGAACACTGCTATTCGCGGTAGATACCGTCCACAATATCCTGCCAAGTATAACGGTAACGTAAATCGTATTACCTATCGTAGTTTGTGGGAACGACGTTTCATGCTCTACTGTGATCGCAGTGATCAAATTATAAAATGGAGTTCAGAAGAACTTCACATTCCTTACGTTGCACCAAAAGACAATAGGTGGCACAATTACTATCCAGACTTTATGGTAAACACTCGTGACGGTAGAGTTATCTTGGTAGAAATCAAACCACACTACCAAAGAAAATACAAGGTAAATCAAGCCAAGTGGAAGGCCGCAGAAGAATACTGCAAAAAACGCGGGTACGAATTTCAAGTACTCACCGAGAAGGAATTGTTTTAATGACACTGCCCGTAGAAAGAAAACACGCTGTAAAAAACACAGAACATTTTTTATTAAGTCTTTGTGATCCTAAACAAACACCGAGAGTTCCGAAAGACATTCGCGATCGTGCTAGAAGTTTGTTAAAGCACTATCCCACAGATCTTTATATGGAAATGGCTGCCGAACAAGCACCAGAAGTATTCGGAGACGACATATGATCTCTTACAGTACCAACTGGATGGGCCCAATTAATGAAAACTGGATTGCAAAGCACGGTACAATGTGGAGTGCAGGACGAATTGACATTCGTGGTCTAGACAACGAAGTGTATTGGGGAGGATGCCATGAATACAGTTTGCCTCCAATGCGAACAGAAGATTGGAATGATTTCGACGATTGGTTAGATGACTTAACGACCACAACCTTGTGGAGTTTTGATGATTTGATTGCTCAATATGAAAAGGACAGTGGTAAAAAGATTAGATGGTTAGAAAATGAGTGAAGATATTATGAAATTAGAACCAGAACAAGGCATCGCACCAGACGCCTGGGTAATCATTGAGGTTAACCACGAAGGCGAGCAGTTCCAAAAAGTTCTAGCAGGTTGGAGCGGCAGTTACTTGTATGGCGACAGTTGGCGTATGAGCAGTCCTATTAAAGAAATGCACATTGATATTAATAGTAATTGTGTTGAAGTTGACACTGAGAGCGGCTCCAAATATTATTTGTTCAAAAGTCGTCAAGGATTGCGTATGAGCAACGCAGGTATTTACAACCAACTTAAAGAACGGTTTGGCGATGCAGTGGAGATTGTAGAACTATGAAAAGAAAGTTATTGGTATCTATTTGGAGATGCGGAGGTAAACTCTATCGTTCTTATACAGATGGAACAATTGATGTGGTTGAGTTATGAAATACAAATTAATGATTGACCCAACTCCTGCTGGTTGGGCATATGGTTTTCCTCGAGCATTACCTGCAGAAGCAGTTGAAGGCAAAGGATACAATCTAGTATGCAAAACTGATTTTGATCTAACCAAGTGGGTAACCAGTTTTGGTTATCCTGCAGAAAGTTTTCAATATTGGCGTATGTGGGTGCAACCAGATGAAAATTCGTCGTCGTAAAATTTTTCGCTGGTGTGTAGACTTTGCAGACGGAATAAACTTTTGGTTTAGAGATCGGTTGAATTTAGATCCAAAGCGTGTTATACTAGAACGTAAGCAAGACATGGTAAGTGTCGACGAACTTGAACGCACAATTGGACGGAGTTTAGGAATCAAATGAAGTGGTATCATTTACCAATTTTGATTAGTATAGGATTGGCATTATTAGCAGTGCAAGAGCGAGTATTGTTTGGAAGCGCAAATGTATTCTTAGTCATAGGTGCTATTCCAGGTTTAATATATGCAAGTTCAAAAAGTTTAGAGTTTGTTTTTAACAATCGTCTCTAGGAGGCAAACATGGCAAC